TTTTCAATTTTCAGTGTTTGGTATTGATGTTCCAGATATTAGCATTCCTCAAGTTGAAACCAGTTATGGTGCACAAGTTTTAAAAGTTACAAGTTATGCTCGACCTTCTTTTGATAATGTTCTGGTGAAATTTACTGTGGATAATAATTATAATAATTACTGGTTCATTTACACTTGGATGCAACTTATAAATGATGATAAAACAGCCATTCCAAATCAAGGTAGTTATCCTCCTTTATTGGAAGATTATTCAACAACCATAACTATCTATGGCTTAGATGAATATAATAAAAATAAAATAAAATTTGAATTTCATCAAGTAAAACCCGTAAAACTAGGAACAATAGCTTACAACTACAGAGATAGCGGAGAAGTTGAAAGCAGTTTCGAATTTAGTTTTTTTCAACTTATAGCAACTCTTCTGTAAAAAAAAGTTAAAAAATTATTCAGAATAGAATAAATAATTTATATGCCTAAGCGTACAATACAAAGTCCCGGAGTTGAAATTAACGAAATTGATCTTTCATTGCGTCCTGTAATTAATGTACCCACAACTACTTTAATTGCAGGTTTCTCACCGCAAGGACCTTTGGATGAAATTATTCAACCTTCAAGTCTGAGTGAATTTGAAAATATTTATGGCAGACCTGTTAATGCACCTGAACGTTATTTTTATCATACTGTAAAAGCAGCTTTCCAATCTCAAAATGAAATTCTTGTTACTCGTATGCCATATGGTAGCGGAAGTGGAGCAGGTTTCACTGATTCTTACAGTGCCCTTGTTTATCCTGTAACCAGCTATAACGGTTCTTACGAGACTGGTGAAGGAACAGTACCTGCTACTGGAGGAGTTGGTCTTAGCGGTGCAAACACATATTTCTTGGGTCAACCCACTCAAATCGAAATGACTGCTCAAGAATATCAAGATATTTTAAATGGAAGTGCATTTTCTGCATGGAAGAATGTTCCAACACAATTCACATTTACCAGCACTGGTGCCAGCAAATTGACACAATTGGCAAATGCTGGAATTATCGTGTTGAATAAAGCTCAAACCAGCATTAACAACAGGTATGAGGGATATTATTTAGGTGCAATTGACAATACAAACTTGAATCCTGCTACTCAATTTGATGGTGTTAATACTATCAAAACAATTGATAGCAACGCCGGATCCACATTCAACTTCCTTTCAATTCCTCGTACACGTCTTAACTTCCCTCTCAGTGCAAGTGAGTTTGGAATTGGAAACAGTATCAGTGAAATTATGGAAAATCTTCCAACCTTCAATGTTAGCACTCGTCAATTTGACGATACATTGCTGGTCGGTCTATTCAAACTTCGCCAAAGCACATTTGGCACAGATACATTAACTCTTGATTATCTCCTTTCTGAAAGTTATGTCGGTTCTCTTGATTATTGGAGACAAATCAATGATGTGAACGGTGGATTACCTATCTCATTCTTCCTGGGAACACGTGAAGATGATAGTCCCAATGTTTCGATGCTGATCAATCCGTTTATCACCAATCGCAACACTCAAACTTGGATCAACAGTGCAGGCTTTCCTACAAAGAAAGTCCGTGTGCTGAATCCTAATTTGGCAATTCCTTACAACGGCAATGGATTTGTTGATACTAATGTAACTTACGAAACACGTGTAGGTGCTCCTAGTGCAACTGTAAGTGCAATTCTTCAAAACGGAATTCTAAAAAGAGCTGATTCACTATACAGCTTAGGTGCATTCGATAGCACAGTTGTTAGCACCAAGCTTATCGGAAGCATACCCGCCAAACTGCAACGTGTGTTTGATCTTGTTGAAAATGTAGATCTTTACAACATCAGCATCACTGTTGAAGCTGGATTAGGAACCATTTTTGCTGCTGCTGAATACAATTCAGACGTATTGAGTGGTGCAAACATCTTTGACGATACAATTCCTTTGGATATGGACGGATTTTATGTGACAAACAATGAATCCATCAATGGTAATGCGTTGACTATTCGTGAAAATTACAATTCTGTTGCCAGCACATTCATCAACTTTGCTCAAAATGTTCGTAAGGATCACATCTTTATTGCAGATCCTATCCGTAACATCTTTGTTCAAGGTGAAAACAGCAAGATCATTGATGATCCAACCAAGAACTTCAATCAACACATATACTGGCCACTTCGCCATAACTTCTCATTGCTTAACACAAGCTATGCTGCAACTTATGGCACATGTGCTCGGGTATTTGATGATGGTCTAAGCAGGCAAACATGGGTTCCGTTCTCGGGATTCGCAGCTGCAGCTTATGCAAATACCGATGATAACTTCCAACCTTGGTTCGCACCTGCTGGATTTACACGCGGTGTTCTATTAGGTGTAAATGATCTTCCGATCTATCCTAACCAAAAACAAAGGGATACACTTTATAAGATCAATATCAACCCTGTTGCATTCTTCCCGGCTGAAGGATTCGTAATATTCGGTCAGAAGACCTTGCTCAAAAAACCCAGCGCATTTGATCGTGTAAACGTTCGTCGCTTGTTCCTGTATCTGGAAACAGCCACACGTAACACAGTCAAGTACTTTGTGTTCGAGCCAAATACACTCTTCACACGTACTCAGGTTGTGAATGTTCTGACCCCGATATTTGATCTGGCTAAGAATACACAAGGTGTCTACGACTACCTGATCATTTGTGACGAAAGGAACAATACTCCTGACGTTATCGATCAAAATGAACTGGTTGTTGACATCTATATCAAACCTGTTCGTGCCGCTGAGTTCATCTTGGTTAACTTCTATGCCACTCGCACTGGCCAAGACTTCCAAGAATTGCTCGCCTAATAATTGATTAATTGTTAATAACCGGTCAATACTAAAATATTGGCCGGTTATTTTTTATATTGTAAACTCTTAAAAAAGCATAAATATAATTATGCCAACCATAAAAGTTGTTAAATTATATCAGGAACAACCAGTTTATGATCCTACTGTTATCATACATGCTGTATTAGAAATAAATTCTCAATTAAAGCTATTTCACTGGCAAACATTCAGTTATGCCCAACACAAAGCATTGGATAAAATAGGTAAAAGTCTATCAAATACATTTGATAGACTAGTAGAAACGCTTTTGGGTAGATATCGTAATTTTGAATACCGGCCCATTTCCATTCAACTGGAGCCATATTCGAATGAAAATCTTATTGTTAAAATAGAACAATATATAAAATTATTTTCTCAAAATCAATGTCCAATAATAAATAAGCAGGATTCAGATGTGCAAAACATTATAGAAGAGATTCTTGCAGATCTGAATCAATTAAAATATTTGTTAACTTTAGAGTAAAAAAATCAAAAAAAATACAACTTCAGAATAAATATTATTATGGCTGATACAACACAAACAATTCAAAGTTTTTATCAAATCGCAACTGAGCGTGATTTCGCTCGTAAATTTAGCTTTCGTCTATTAAATGTTGATCCAGGTGATGCTTCAAACGTAAGTTTTGATGAAAACGATTTGGTTTATATTCGCACTGCTCAACTTCCTGCCCGTGAAATAACTGAAGTTACAGTCCCTTACATGGGTCTGGATTTCCACATTCCAGGCACAGTTAAATATCCTGGTTCTGAAGCTTATAGCTTGGAATTTTATTGTGATAGCAACAGCAAAATTCGTCAGAAATTTGAAGATTGGAGCCGCGATGTGTTTGATGATATCACAAGCACTGGAAATTATTTCTCGCCCAAGCAAACATCAACAATTGATATGGTTCAACTAGACAATCAATTGAACCGTGTTGCTCAGTATCAATTGGTTGGAGTAAGCCCTCGCAGTGTTGGACCTCTTGAATATGATACAACCAACGGAGGAGACTTTGTTACCTTCACAGCCACTATCGCTTACCACTATTTCCGCCGCACATTCCAAAATGGTGGAACAACTCCTCCCGTAAACGCTAGATTCAGCAATCCATAATCGGGATTTCCTTCTAAATAATATTAGAAGGAGATAGAGCAATTAACGATCCAATCACAGATGCAATTCGGGGATTAACTAACAATCTACGAGGATTAACAACAGGCGCAAATCCTCCTTTTGCCCCACAAGTTACAAACGCATATGGATTCAATATCCCTGGCGTACCTTTAATAAGTCCACAAGAGTATTTTCTTACTCAAATGGAAAGTTGGTTTTCAACTGTTCCTTTAAATAGTCAGTGGGTAGTTTTAATAGACTATTATCCCCGAGCCATATCCAGTGAAATTATTCAAGGTTTGGAATATACAGATGGATCTAAGCAAGGATGGAATATCAGCCGTCCCGCACAAATATTAACCAGTCAATTTTATCAAAAGGTAATTGGATGTATTTTTGCTCAAGGAGTCAATCTTCCTCAAGATGATTATGAAATAGAAAGTGCACCCATAGACAATAACAGGGGATTTATACCTGGAATTCTTGCTTCAAAAAGAACCAGTTATGCTAATAAGTTTTTAAAGATAGAATTTCTTGAAACCAATACTTCATTTTTAGATATGGTGATACGTCCCTGGGTAATTTTGGCAAGTCATTACGGATATGTGGCTCGTCCTGGTGGTACAGGTGATTTGCGACATATAAAATGTAATCTTACAGTTATGCAGTACACTCGTTCTTATCAAAAAGTTAGTCAAATTCCCAGAAAAGTTTGGACTTTTTATAATTGCGTTCCTTATTTTGTAGACAATCAAAGCATAACATACAGTCCCGATACAGAATATGAGAAATATTCTACACAATGGATTTATAGCAATTACACTGTGCATTCTAATTTGTATTTGCCATTACCTGATGTTATCAATCGAATCAGTAATGGTGTGGTTCCAAACATTTCTCCTTTCCAAAATGGAAACAACTTTACCAACCAGAATTTACCCAAGACAGGATTACCCGGTGCTTTCTTCTGCTGGGTTGCTCGTGAAGTTTATGGTCAGGATAATCCAAAATGGCTGTTGTTCCGCCAATGGATGCTGACCAAATCACCAAAATGGTTCATGCATTTGTACGTTGCATTTGGTGCACCGTTTGCTAAGATGATTCGAAATCAGACTTTTATTAAGAATTTCATAAAAAAATGGATGGATTCAAAAATAAAAGAGATTTTTTAATCCATGAACAATTTTTACTGTAGGATATTCGTTCCTTCAACAGGAACATACGAATATTTTAAAGAAATAAATTTTGTTTCATCCAAAAGCATATCTAAGTTCATTCAAAACAATGATTTAAAAGGTTTAGCATTGTTTTTACAAACTGTTGTAAGGGATAATTGCTATAATAAAGACGTAAATTTTAATATACTGGACCTTCTTAGTATTCTTTGTCAGTTACGCAGCTATTGTTATGGTAATGTCATAACTTTTAACTTAAAAAATGAAAATAATGCAAAAATTTCATTCAAACACAATGTGCAAAGGGTTATTGAATTTGAAGAATTGTTTAAAAAATCATTTGAAACTGTAATACACCATAAAAATATTGAAATTAAATTGGATCTGCCAAGTCATTTAATGGTATTGGACGATTCTGACATGATTTCTCAAAATATAAAATATATTAGTATCGATTCAGAGAAGGTTCCGTTCTCAAATTTAACAAAAAATGAAAAAGAATCTGTATTGAATTTATTAAATGCTAATTTTTCAAATAAAATAATGGATTATATACAAGAAAACGTAAAATTTTTGTCAAATTATGAATTTTTTGAAAAAATAAACATTAAAAGTTTTCAAAATATTACATTAAACCCTTATAATAATTCAGTTATAGAATATCTCAAAATCATTTTCAACTATGATTTGATGAGTTTGTATGAAATAGAATACTTATTGATAAGAAAGCTTAAATTTTCTCTTTTAGATTTGGAAAATATATCTCTGAATGAAGCTGAATTGCATCTTAATTTATATAAAAAAGAATTAAAATCTATGGAGGATCAAAATAGCAAATCAGGTGTTGCAAAAGGAGCTGGTGCTGATAATTAATCTATATGAGTCAACCCAACTTAGATAATGTATTATCCAAATTAAAAGAGATTTCATCATCAGAACGCATACAAGTACAGGTTCTGTCCAAGAACAGCAAAGTACCGTTTAAACCCATTACAGCAAAGCAACAAAAGGATTTAATTGAAGCTGCTTCATCAGGACCCAAAGCCGCTTTCCTTTATCCAAAAGTTGTCAACAGCATCATTTTGGAAAACTCTGAAGAAAAAAATATTTTAACCAGTGATCGTTCTCTTATTCTTATGGAGCTGAAAGTTAATTCTTTCGGTCCTGTTCATAAGATTGAAAAAGAAGGCAAAACATATGAATTGGATCTGCAAAAGATACTGAATGAGTTTGATCCATCCACTGTAGCTTTTAATAAGCAGGATTCATTTTCTCAAGGAGGAATTACAATAAACTGTGTGGTTCCTTCGCTGGATTATGAAAATCAAATCATTGATGGATTTCTAAAATCTTTTGGTTCTGATTTCGAAAACGAATCAAAACTTCAAAAAATCATAAGTGATGTGTATATTTTGGAAATTGTAAAATATATAGACACTATAGTGATAAAGGATACTGAATCTGCAACCATAGATTTGAAAACCTTGAATATTCTTCAAAAAATCAAGGCGGTTGAATCTATTACAGCCAATCTTGTACAAAAAGCTATTGAATTTGTTTCAAAATCCAAGCAAGTGGAAAATAAGCTTACTTCACAAAAGATTGGTGATGAAACTGTTGATATAAACCTAGATACATCATTCTTTTCAGGTTCATAATTGATTTATTTTGATAAATATTTGGGATGACCAGTGAGGAAAGCATCCTATTTTTAGGCAAAACTGCACAAAAGCTTGACCAGCTAGCTTCTGCCTTTTTGGAGGTGAAGCTCAGACAAGAAGAAGCATCTGAAAAGGATCGTAAAGCCAAGGAAAAAAAGCCATCAGGAAAAGATGGTAAAGAAATGGCTCGGGATGAAAAGGGTAGATTTCAAAGAAAGGAAATAAAAATTTCTGAACCTTCTCAAAATTTAAAAATGTTGGCTGAAATTGAAAAAGAAGCCAAAAAGCAAAATAAGCTAAATCTACAAGAAAAAGCACCTAAAGTTGCTGAAAATTTAACATCGACTGAAAGAAAACGATGGGAAAATATAGGCACAATCCTGGGAACAGCTTTCAAAAAAATCTTTGAAGGGCGGCAAAAGGTAACACGAGAAAAAGGAACAGGAAAAGAGATTCAAGATTTGGAATTTATTGAAAATGAAAAATTAGAAAATAAAAAGACAAGTTTCTTTAAAAAATTATTGGCAGCTTTGGCATTTTTATCTGCCACCGTTCTTGGTTTTATTTCCAATATAATTAAAAAAGCCAAACAAATATATATGTTAATAAAAGAATTTATGGTTCTTTTTGAAGGAAAACTTTTGGAAATGTTGAAAACAATTAAAAATTCAAAATTCATAGAATTTGTAAAAGATGTATATAAATCTTTAAAAGAAAAATTCTTTGGTTTAATTGAAGAGATTAAAAATTCAAAATTCATGGAATTTGTAAAGGGTGTTTAT